AGGGTTCGTGTTTTGGGGGATTTCCCCATTTCTGATGATGACACGATTATACCGAGGGAGATGATTGAGGGTGCCATTGACAGGGATGTGAAGCCTACGGGTGGAGCAGTGGTTCTGGGAGTTGATGTGGCACGTAGGGGGAAGGATGCCAGTGCCATTTGCATACGTCAGGGGAACCATGTTTTAGGACGTGAGGTTCTAATACGCAAAAAACTAGACACTATGCAGGTTGTAGGTTGGGTTCAGTCTGAGATGAAGAATTTAACGTCTTCAGGTTACGAGATTGGGGAGGTTTTAATTGACAGCATTGGTTTAGGTGCTGGTGTCGTGGATCGTTTAATGGAGAAAGGTGTTGATGTTCGTGGAATCAATGTTTCAGAGTCTCCGAGTATCGGCAGTGAGTATTTTAACCTGAGAAGTGAACTTTGGTGGAAGTGCAGGGAGTGGTTTGAGAGACGGGATTGTGTAATACCGAATGATGAGAAGTTAATTGAGGAATTGGTGACAGTCCAGCAGGATTACAACTCAGACAAGCTAAAAGTCGAGTCAAAAGAGAAGACACGGAGGAATTTAGATCGTGGTTCGTCTCCAGACCGTGCAGATGCTTTCGTATTGACTTTTGCCAGTTATGCCAGCATGTCGGGGAACTCTACCAAGTGGAATAAGCCCCTTGAGAGGCCCATGTTGGGTATTGTTTAATTTGTCCAAACGTTTGTTCAACCGTTTGTTGCAACAAATAAAACCCTTATTATTACAATATTAAAAAAGAAGTGGAGTTGCGGAGCAATGTGGAGCCTACCAGTGTTTAACAGGCCTTGAACTGCTCCACGTTGTTTTTAGAAGTGGAGCATAGTGGAGCAATATCACAATAAACGCTTGACTATCCGTCATTTACCCAATAGTTTGTGCCCAAACTGCATATTATGTTAACTTATTTGAATATTTATGAAGTCTGAAGCAGAACTTTTATCTGAGTCGTATGAGCTAGAAGACGAGCAGATACGTCTCTCTGGTGTTGAGCCAATGGAGGAGCAGGAACTTGAAGGAATTATTGCTTCCCTGATCGAAGAGGCCCAAGATCACATAGATTTAACAGAAGCACCGGACAGAGTTAAGGCCAGTGACTATTATCAGGGTAAACCCTTTGGTAATGAGGAAGATGGACGTTCCCAAGTCGTTTCTTATGACGTAAGAGACACTATTTCACTGATGATGCCTCAGATAATGAGGACATTCTTTGGAAGTGAGAAGGTAGTTGAGTTTGTACCCCGTGAAGCATCGGACGTACCAAACAGTGAACAAGCCTCAGATTACGTCAATCAAGTTGTCTTAGGGCAGGATAACCCTGCATTTTCAGTGTTTTACAATGTTTTTAAAGATGCACTGATCAAGCGTGTAGGGGTAGTAAAGGTAGATTGGGAGAGAAAAGAAGAGGTTGAGCATGAAGAATTTACGATGCTCGACGACATGGGGGTGGAAGCACTATTAGCTGATCCTGATATAGAAGCATCATCTGTAGAGAGTTACCCTGATCCGAATTTCGTGCCACCTCCACCAGAGATGCTGGCACAAGCACAGGAGCAACAACAGGTCTCTCCAAACGTCTCACCACAAGTGCCACCAGAGGTGCAACCACCTCAGTTGCATGATGTGGTGATTCGTAGGGTTAAGTCTCAAGGACAGATCATTGTTGAAGCAATCCCACCAGAAGAGTTCCTGATAGACAGACGGGCTAAATCAGTAGAAGAATCAGCAATAGTAGCTCATAGACGTTACTTATCTGTCTCTGAATTGACCCAAATGGGCTACGATTTCGATGAGATGCTGGCACTGGCAGGTGGAGAAGACGAGTTTGGTACAAACACCGAATATCTCTCAAGACATGCTGTAGGAAGTTTTGCTGACAGTTCAACTGGTGGAGAGGCTAACAGGAAGGTTCTATATATCGAATCTTATGCCAGAGTTGACTACGACGGAGATGGCATAGCAGAGTTAAGACGTTTCTGTACAGCAGGGTCACATCACGAGTTATTGCATCATTCCCCAGTAAATTCAATACCTTTTGTCTTGTTTAATGGGCATCCTGAACCACACAAATGGGTCGGACACTCAGTTGCAGACTTGACAATGGACATTCAGCTTATCAAGAGTTCCGTGCTACGGAATATGCTTGATTCACTTGCCAAGTCGATCCATCCAGACACATGGTTTGTTGAGGGGCAGGTAAACGAAGATGACATCCTTAGTAATAAGGTCGGGAAGGTTGTCCGAACACGGGGTGCTGGTGTAGTAGGAGAATTTGTAAAGAATTTCTCTGGTAAAGAGGCATTTCCGATGATGGATTACCTCGACCAGATAAAAGAAGACAGAACTGGCATGAGTAAAGCCAGTATGGGCTTAAACCCAGATGCGTTACAGTCAAGCACAAAAGCAGCAGTTTCTGCGACAGTTTCGGCATCTCAGGCCCAGATAGAACTTTTATGTAGGGTTTTTGCTGAAAATGGCATGAAACCCCTGTTTAAGAAGATATTGAAACTCCTGAACAAACATCAGGAGAAAGCAAGAATGGTTCGTCTGAGGAACCAGTGGGTGCCGATTGATCCAAGAGCATGGGATTCTGACATGGATGTTAGTGTTAATGTTGCACTTGGTCTCGGCACTACAGAAGAACGTATGCAGATGCTTGAAGCAATATCATTGAAACAGGCAACGATATTAAACGAGCAGGGTGTAGAGAATCCTTTGGTGACAAATGAGCAGTATCACAACACCCTGACTAAGATGACTGAACTATCGGGTTATAAGGACACACAGAGTTTCTGGACTGATCCAGCAACTTACGAGCCTCCACCACCTCAGCCACCTGAACCGACCCCAGATGAGATATTTGCCAAGGCACAGGCAGATAAGGTAAGGCAGGATATGGAAATTGACCAATCACGGTTGACGTTAGACCGTGAAAAGATGGTTCGTGAAGATGATCTGGCACGAGACAAAATGGAGTCTGAGTTAGAGATCAAGGTCAAGGAGATGGAGAATAAGTATCAGACAACCATCGACCAGACTGAGATAAGAGGCAGGATGGAACGTGACAGGGAGCAGATTAAAATGGAAGCACAGCAAATGTTGCAACAGCAACAGGCTCAGCAACAGGCTCAGCAACAAGCTCAACAACAAGCACAACAAGCACCTCCGATGCCAGCACAGGATATGAACCCTGAACAGATGGGGATGCCAGCACCACCGATACCGAACTAAATGGCACGTACACCGAAAGAAAAAAGAGTTGATAAAGGGAATGCAGCAGAGAAGCTGTTCAATGATCCATTGATTCAGGAAGTATTTGGAAAAATGGAAACATCTTACAACAATGCTTGGGTCTCTTCAGGTTTAGATGACATTCAGAAAAGGGAGACATTGTTTTTGTCTATCCGTGCCCTGTCTGATTTTAAACTTGAGTTGGAGTCCATGATTATGGGGGGCAAGATTGCCCAAAAAGAATAATTAACTGACGGGTAATCAACCATAGTTGAATAGACCTGATCATAGAAAGAAAAAATGGCTGAAGAAGTAGTAGACGGGATTAGCACTCATGTAAGTGCCGATCTTGACGAAGCAGCAAAAATATGGGGCAACGAACTGGCCTTAGAGAACGGTGAGGAATTACCTGAAGAAGATAACCAGTTGATGTCTGAAGAGTCTGAAGAAGAACCAGACTCAGAGTTTGAGCAAGAAGAAGAGTATGAGGAAGATGAGGAAGAACCTGAAGAACAACTTTACGATGTAAAGTCTGACGGGGAAACCAAATCAGTCACCTTAAAGGAATTACAAGATAATTTTTCAAAAGGTGAGAATTATACTAAGAAAAGTCAAAGTCTAGCAACAGATCGCAAGGCATTTGAACAGGAAGTGGCAGAAGCAAGACAAATGAGGGAACAAGCAATCTCCATCCTTGAAGCTGCACAAGCTCAATCTCAGCCAGTACAGCATGATCAAGCATACTGGGATAACCTGAAAGACACTGATCCAATGCAGTTTTTTTTGGAAAGGGATGCTCTTAGAGAAGCACAGATGGAAGACCAACTACGTGGACAGCAACTACAGCAGTTGAGGTCACAAGAGTCAGCCGAGATGCAGAAACAACATGATGAGTATTTATCGGGTCAACGTGAAACATTAAAATCACTCGTCCCTGAATGGGATGACCCAAAGAAGGCCGATATGGAAAAAAAGTTGGTCTTGGAGTGGGCAAGCACCACAGGTGGATTCACTGAAGATGAGTTGGATAATGCCTATGATGCCAGAGCAGTTGCCACAATGAGGAAGGCAATGCTTTATGACAAACTTCAAGAGAAACGAAAAGGTCTTAAACCTATCCAACGTCAAAACATGAGAGCAGGATCAAAGTCTGAGGAGCCTAGTAAAATGAAGGCTGGAAAGGCATCACAAAGACTTAAAAAATCTGGCAGGGTCGAAGATGCTGCCGGGGTATTCTATAATATGATCCGTTCAAAATAAGGAGTAGCAATGGCTATAGTAGCAAACACGTTCCAAACCTATCAGGCAATAGGCCGTCGAGAGGATTTGGCAAATACAATTTATAATATCAGCCCATCTGATGTGCCATTTATGAGCATGATCGGAAGGTCTAAGGCAACAAACACTTTAGCAGAATGGCAGACCGATTCGTTGAGTGCAGCAGCAAATAATGCACAGGTCGAGGGAGATGAGTATTCCTTTACTGCCGTGACACCTACTGTAAGACTTGGGAACTATACCCAAATCTCCAGTAAGACAGTAATCATATCTGGTTCTCAGCAAGCAGGAAATAATGCTGGAAGAGATTCAGAAATGGCACTGCAATTGGCAAAAAATTCCAAAAGCCTCAAGAGGGATATGGAAACTGCACTCACCCAGAATGTTGCAAAAGCAGCAGGTAGCACGAGTGCTGCCCGTAAAACAGGTGGTCTGGAAACATGGACTGCCACGAATAAATCACGTGGTACTGGTTCCCCAGTTGGTTCCGGTGCAGGTGGTGGAGCAGCCCCAGTAGATGCTCAAACCAAGAGAGCATTTACAGAAACCATCCTGAAATCAGTAATTCAGGCAACATACTCAAGTGGTGGTGATCCGTCAGTTCTGATGGTAGGCCCATTTAACAAGGGTGTTGTTAGTGGATTCACAGGACGTTCTTCAGCACGTCAAATGATCGGGGAATCCAAAATCCAAGCAGCAGCAGACTTGTATGCTTCCGATTTTGGTGACTTAAAAGTTATCCCGAACCGTTTCCAACGTGAGACATCTGCATTTGTTTTAGACCCTGAGTATTGGTCTGTAGCATATTACAGAGATTTCAAGCAGGAAGACGTAGCAAAAACAGGGGATGCCCAGAAAAAGGCACTTTTAGTGGAATATGCACTAATTGCTAAAAACGAAGCTAGTTCTGGCATTTGTGCCGACCTAACAGTTTCGTAATATGTCTGCAAGCAGAAAAACTCTGCTCGATTGGTCTCAAGGGAGGAGTGAAACCTTCTCTTGGGATCAACACGACGAGACCTTCACGATTGAGTCAAAGGAGGATGTTGAGCCACTTATTAAGTTGGCAAAAGATATGTCTGATCTTGAACCATCAAAGGAGATTCGTCACGCAGCGTGTATTCCAAAATTCGTTTTAGATCAGTCATTAAGGGAGAGATGGTCGCCAAAAGATTGGAAAAAGTGGGCAAACGCACCCGAAAACAAACCGTTCAGGACGTGGCCCGGACAACTTTAAAAGTTGCCATAGTTATAGCCTCAACAACGAAAGCATATCCGAGTAAGTTTGTTGAGTGTTTATCAAACATGATTGCTCATTTTCAGCACTCCGATTTTAACGGAGAACACTCAATAAAAGTATTCACAACTCATGGCAGTGTGCTACCAGAGATAAGGCATCGTTTAATAGGAGATGCAATTGCGTGGGAAGCAACCCATGTTTTAATGCTGGCACCGGAACTGACGTTTCCAGAAGATTCCATACATAGGATGCTGGCACGAGGGAGAGGCATAGTGGGAGTAAACTATCTGGTAGATTTCTCAACAAGGAAATTTGCTGCATACAGGGAAAATGGCTCGATTGTCCCTGATACTAGACTCCCTGAGACAGAGGAAGTAGAAGGGGTGGCATTAGGCATGTGTTTGTTTAATATGCCAGTATTTGAGGTTCTTGATATACCATTTTTTGAATATAAGCAAATTGGTGCTACACCAGCATTTTTTGAAGATCACGTCTCGTTTTGGGAACAAGTTAAAATGAAAAAAATACCTTGTGTTATTGACCATCAACTTTCCCAAGAGGTTAAAAGCCTCCACCACGGGGAATTATGGCATTAAGCAACTACACAGAATTACAAGTATCAATAGCTGATTTTTTAAACAGATCAGATTTAACAAGTGTGATTCCTGACTTCATCACGATGTGTGAAGCAGAATTTAACAGGACATTACGTGTCAGGGATATGTCTGTCAGGACACGGGCACCGATTGACAGTCAATACTTAAAGTTGCCAAGTGACTTTATAGGTATGAGGAATATTGATCTCCTTACCGATCCTGTTACTCCGATGGCATATAAAAACCTTCAAAATCTGGACATCCACAGGTCAGCACATTCAACTGGCAAGCCTCTATATTATTCGGTAATGAAGGATAATCTTGAGTTTGCACCAGCACCAGACGGGGATTACACTGTAGAAATTGTGTATTACCAGAAGATTCCAGCACTTTCGGCAACTGCTACAAACGGAGTTAATTGGTTGCTGACAGACCATCCAGATGCTTATTTGTATGGTTCCTTAATGCACTCAGCCCCATATCTCCAAGCTGATGAAAGAGTAGGTTTGTGGGCAGGTAAATACCAACAGGTCATTCAGCAGATTACAAGCTCGGACGAGAAGGCCAAATTCTCTGGCTCAACTCCTTCGGTTTCATTCACTCCATTTGGATAAATTAACATGGCAGGATTAACGAATTACTTAGAAGACAAAATATGGAACCA